GTATGGATTTGGAGCACACATAACAGATAGCTCTTTAGATTTATTCAGCTTTGTAAATGCCAGTAAGTTTGCTAATACTCTTGTTGATGATGGTGCTGGAGGACAGGAAGCTAGATTTAGTTGCAATGTAAACATTCAAAGTCCTTCAGAGGCTTTTGATCTTATTAATGAGTTAGCTGGTGTAATGAGATGTATGCCAATATGGTCTGCTGGTTCGGTAACGATCACACAAGACAAACCAACCGACCCAAGTTATTTATTTAATTTATCAAACGTAGGGGAAGGTGGATTCAGTTATGCAGGAAGTAGTTTAAAGACCAGGCATAGTGTTGTATCTGTTTCTTACTACAACATGGACAGTCAGGAGGTAGATTTTGAGGTTGTAGAAGATGCCACAATAAAAGCCAAGATAGGCACTGTAGTTAAGCAAGTAAAAGCGTTTGCGTGTACTTCCCGTAATCAAGCGAGAAGATTGGGTCGGTCAATTCTGTTCGCTGAAAACAATGAAAGTGAGGTCTGCACTTTTACAACATCAATAGATTCTGGAGTAGTGGTTCGACCTGGTGCAGTTATTGAAATTAACGATCCAGTAAGAGCAGGAGTAAGAAGAGGTGGCAGATTAAAAGGAGTCACTTCTACAACTGTTGTTACTGTTGATGATACTAATGCAACTGATTTGCCTACCGATGGAAGTCCAACATTAGGTTTAGTATTACCTGATGGAAGTTTTGAAAGTAAGTCAGTTTCATCTATCTCAGGTGGAACTATTACTGTTTCTGAAGCATTTTCACAAACACCAAATGTAAATACAGTTTGGTTACTGCAAAATACAGCAGTATCAGCACAGCTATTTAGAGTCATAGCAGTTGAAGAGCAAGATGGAATAAATTATTCAATTACAGCTTTGTCTTATGTTGAAGGAAAATATGCGTTTATTGAAGATGGAACAGCATTGCCTACTCGTAATACATCAAATCTTACTGAGTTAAAAGATCCTCCAGGTGGTCTTGCTGCTTCTGAACAAATATTCCCTATTAACAACCAAGCTGTATCAAAGATTGTTATTAGTTGGCAACCTATTGTCGGTGTAACGCAGTATCAAGTTAACTACAGATTTGGTAATGACAATTTTATAAGTGAAAAGGTATCAAGACCTGATTTTGAGATAATGAACAGTAGAAAAGGTACTTATGATATTCAAGTCTTTTCTTATAACGTATTAGATCAATTATCAGCTACATCTACATCTATTCAGTTTCAAGCACTTGGTAAAACTGCTTTACCACAGGATGTTACAGGATTATTAGTCGAACCCGTTTCAGATCAGTTTATAAGATTACGTTTTGATAAGGCTACAGATATTGATGTTACGCATGGTGGAAACGTAGTTGTTCGCCATAGTAACCTTACAGATGGAACGGGTACTTTTACTAATTCTGTTGATATTATTCCTGCTTTACCAGGAAACGTATCTGAAACATTAGTGCCAGCAGTTGATGGAGAGTATATCCTTAAATTTAGAGATGATGGTGGCAGATTAAGTTCTGGAGAGACTTCTGTTGTTGTAACAACTCCTGATCCTCAACCAAAATTAGCTGTTATTGTTGACCGAGAAGATCTTGACTCGCCAACTCCTTTTGCTGGTACAAAAGTAGACTGTTTCTTTTCTGATGATGTAAATGGTCTTGTTCTTGGTTCTTTGGTTACACTTGATTCTGAAGCAGACTTTGATTCTATTGCAGATTTTGATTTTCTTGGTGCTGTTGATATTACTGGTGGTTCTTACGAATTTGCAAATACTTTAGATTTAGGTAGTAAACAACCACTTAGATTAAAACGTCATTTCGTAACTCAGGGTTTTTATCCTAATGATCTGATTGATAAAAGATCAGGTAATATCGACACCTGGACAGATTTTGATGGTGCTACCGCTTTTGATGTAAACGCTAAATTATTAGTTGCTACCACTGACTCCGATCCAGATGCAACTGTTACTGGAACGTATGCTCAATCTGGAACAACTGTAACTGTGACTAAAAGTAGTCATGGATTTGCAATCGGAAGTTTTGTAGTTCTTACATTCACTTCGGGTAGTGGAGTTAGTGGAAACTATGAAATTCAAACTAAATCAACAAATACTTTTACAGTTACAGCAGCATCAAGCCAAACTACGAGTGGAAACGTCAATATTGGTTCAGAATTTTCCAGATTTAATACGTTTGCAAATGGAACATTTATTGCAAGGGGATTTAAGTTTAGATGTGAAATGGATTCAGACGATCCAGCACAATCTATTGAAATAGATCAATTAGGTTATACAGCAGAGCTTGACAGGAGAGTTGAAACTGTAAACGATGCTATAGCCTCTACAACTTCAACTAAATCTGTGACCTTTACCAATTCTTTCTTTACTGGACAAAGTGGAACTAGTGTTGCTGCTGGTTCTGCCTTACCAACAATAGGAATAACCATTGAAAATATGACGGCTGGAGATGAATTTTTCTTATCTAATATTTCTGGAACGGGATTTGATATAGATATTAAGAACGGTGGCAGTAATGTTAATAGAAATTTCAAATATACAGCGATTGGATTCGGGCGTGGTAGTTAGTATTGAATTAAGATATACTTAGATAAAAAATTGGATTAGGTAATGGCTACACACGATTATGTTATAGATAACTCCACGGGAGCTAACGTCAGGGCTGATATTAATAGTGTATTACAAGCAATATTAACAAATAACAGTAGTTCTTCTGCTCCTAGTACCACAGCAGCTTATATGTTCTGGGCTGATACTACAAGCGGAACATTAAAAATAAGAAACTCCAGTGATAACGCATGGGTAGAACTTCTACAGTTAGATGGTACGCTAACTCTTGAAGATGGGTCTGTTTCATCTCCAGGACTAGCTTTTAGGGATGATTTAAACACAGGTATTTTCAGTTCGGCTGCGGATCATATAAATTTTTCATGTGGTGGCTCTGAAAGACTAGAACTAGCATCTGGCGGTGTAATATTTAATGAAGATGGTGCAGATGTTGATTTTAGAATTGAAGGCGATACAGATGCAAATTTATTTAAAATAGATGCTGGTAATGATCGGGTTGGTATAGGTACATCAAGTCCAGCAACTTCTTTAGATGTCACTGGCACAATTCATGCTTCAACCGCTATAGGAATACGTACCGCATCTCCTCAATGTAACCTTCATGTTCATCAAGGCGACTCGGGTTCTGTTTTTGCAAAATTTACAAACTCAACTACTACTATAGCTAGCAGTCGTGGCTTTGACATAGGTTTAGATAGTTCAGAACAAGGTTTTTTGAACGTCAGAGAAAATAAACCACTTTTATTTGAAATTAATGGGTCAGAACGTATGCGTATAGATTCGTCTGGAAACGTTGGTATAGGTACAACTGCTCCATCTTCAATTCTTACTACAGAACAAAGTTCAGGCAATATAAATCTGGAATTACATGCTACAGGAAGTGGTAGAGGTTCACAAGTTAAATTCCATAATGATCATGGAACAAGTTTTGTTGGGATAGCTGGTAGTACTGATGGTGCATTACTTGTTTATCAGGAATCTAATGCCCCAACTTTATTTCATACAAATAATACAGAACGTATGCGTATAGATTCTTCGGGAAGGTTGCTTGTAAATGGTACAGATGCAAACACTGTTCATTCAAATGCAGATGATGTAATTATTGGAAATACAGGTAATTCTGTAACTGGTTTATCTATAGTCACAAGTACTTCTGGCTACGCTACTTTGCAATTTTCAGATGGTGGTGGTAACAAAAATCAAGGACAAATTGCTTATAACCATAGTACTAATGTAATGAATTTTACCACTAATGAATCTTTGGCGGTTATTATAGATTCGTCTGGAAACCACCTTATAGGTACATCTTCAGCAAGTGCAGGGGGCAATTCTTACAAACAAATTATTGCAGATACGATTGGATCAGGCGAACAATTATTAGGCTTGCAATATATAGGTAATGTAACTTATGGAATAAATGCAGAGCAAAACAGCGATTTAACTATTAAAAAAGATGGAACTGAGCGTTTACGCATAAGTAGTGTGGGGCGTGTGATGATAAACACAACAACTATTTCAGATAGTAGTTCTGCTCAAATGGCTATTTTAGCTGCTCACCCCGTAACACCTATTGAAGTAAGACAAGATTCTGCACAGAATCATTTTGCGATAACTTTCAGAAATTCAAATGGACTTGTAGGTTCTTGTAGAACAAATGGAAGTGCTACTTTTTTTGATACAAGTTCAGATTATAGATTAAAAGAAAATGCTGTTGCAATATCAAATGGAATTACAAGATTAAAAACACTTAAACCTTATAGATTTAATTTTAAAGCTGATTCAAGCACAACATTTGATGGCTTTTTTGCTCATGAAGTTTCAGCAACAGTTCCAGAAGCTATTAATGGAACAAAAGATGAAGTAGATAAAGATAATAAGCCTGTTTATCAATCAATAGATCAAAGTAGGCTTGTTCCTTTACTTGTAGCTGCTGTACAAGAATTAATAACAAAAGTTGAAACTCTTGAAGCTGCTTAGTATAATTGGATAACTTAAATAAATTTTATGGCTACACCACAAGAACTTTATGACGAAACAAAAACTCGTCTTGATTTAAATATTGCAAAATTACAAATGTTAGAGAGAGAAATACAGGAAAAAGTAGCAGAAAAAAATAAACTTATGCAACCAATAATAGAAGATCAAGGTGCATTAAAACAGCTTGAAAAACTAAGTGACGTTGTACAAACTGTAGAATCAAAGTAAAATTAAACTAAACACTTATTATTATGGCCGTTACTTGGGGTATTGCTGCTTTAGATGCAACAAAAACTGTAGGAAGTTTATCTGATGTTGTTACAAATGTTCATTGGACTGCAAGCGATTCTGAAACTGTAGGAAGCGGTGATTCTGCTGTAGTGCATACTGGTTCTGCTTATGGTTGTGTAAGTCTTGCCGATGCAGATTCTAGTTCTTTTACTGCTTATGCAGACATCACAAAAGATAATGCTATAGCGTGGGCAAAAGCTGCTTTAGGTACTGACAAAGTAACAGCTATTGAGACAGGTATTGCTGAACAGATAACAGAATCTAAAACACCAACAACTATTTCTGGAGTGCCGTGGTAATTTAAAATTTTACTTTTTCGTGCATTTGTTTAGTCACCATTCCACTTATTAGATACAATGGGGCAAGACCCACTAGTAAAAACAGGCACATTAAAGTAATAGGTGCTAGTGCCTTAATAAAAGCTTCTTTCCACATAAAAAAATGTTCCAAAAAATCGCTAATGTTTTGAGTATCATCTCATTTCTAATGGTAGCTTCCATGAGTGGTGGAGCGTACCTGGGCTACAAATATGTAACATCTGAAAACTTTAAGTCTCAAGTTATGAACGAAATACTTGGTAATATACAAGGTGCTATGCCCAAAGTCTTAGATAATGTAATACCCGAAGCAACAGGGCCATCTATACCTTTGCCTAAAAAATGAATTGTTATTGGTGTGATACAGAATTAATTTGGGGTGGCGATCACGATACTGAAGATAATACAGAATATTCAGTAATAACTAATTTAACTTGTCCTAAATGCAGTTCTTATGTAGAAATACATAAAAGAAGAGATGCCTACGATTGACATACCTCGTTTTAGTATAAACAAGATTCAAATACACGAGATACCAATATGGAAGTTTAATAATCCAGCAGTAAATTACATAAATAAACCTGTTGTAGATATTCCAGGTTGTGTAAGAGTACATAGAAATAATCTAACTAGCCTTATTGACAACCCTAAAGATGAATATGGAACATATACAGAATGTGGTAACTTCAGTATTCCTAGCTTTGAACCTTTGGAGTATAACCCCAACGAATTTAAATACACACAAGCCGAAACCGCCAATCAGACAGAGGAGTTTGTACCACCAACAGTAGAACCTCCTAAATACGAGCCAAAAAAGAAAGAAGAAAAACCGCTATTCGTTGAGTGCCCTGGACCGAATGACCAAAGAGTAGGCCAATATGCTTCAGAGTTTAAACTGGAGCGTGTGTCTGGACATAAAAGAAGCGAAGATGGTAGTAAATGTATAACGCTTTATGAGGACGTTAAATTCATCGAGCAATACATACCGAATCCTCCACA